TTTAAGTCCTTCACCGGGGATTCTACCGGGAGAAATAGCTTTAAAAAATCTCCCTGTCTCTGCTCTCTCTGTAACCTGAAAAGGATTGTCAAACTGGAAGTTAATAAAATCTCTTACACCAGATATCCTGAATTCCTCATCACGGATACCCTGTAACCTCTTCCTCTCGTCATCTTGTTGTCTCTGTAGCGCAGCATAGTCAACCTGTGGCGGTCTACGCCCACCACCAAACAGCCCCCCAAATACAGCAATCTTTTGTAGATATAATAATGGATTTTCTTGTAATAAAATCATGCTATTCTCCTAATAGAGTTTTTACCCCAACACCCTCCTGTAACTGCTGTCCTATTTGGATTCCCCTAGTAGGCGCACCAATTTTAGGTCTGCTAATACCCTGTCTTCCACCAATAATGGACTCTGCCCCTATTGAGAATATATTAAGAGTGGCTGTCTCTGGGTTAGACTCCCTATACTGAGATAATGTTCTAGCTTCTGCTCCAGCAATAGTATTTAAAAGCTCTCTAGAATACCCCTGTGTCATAGGAGAGTAGCCTACTGGGGCAGGTTGTCCAACATTAGCTGTCCCTTTAGAGAACATAGAATAAGCAGGACTCTTCTCTGGAGCTTTCTGCTCACCAAAATCTAAATCCATACCACTGATTAAAGGGTTTCTAGTCCTCTCCATATACCCACGAATATTAGAAGCACTAGTCTTAAACTCATCTAGGTTACTTATCTTAACATCAGAAATCCCTTCAGGCATAGTAAACCGCTGAGAGAGATTCATAGCATCTCTGATTGTGTACTCCCTAGCCCTCTGGAAAGTTGAGACTCCGGGCATTGATGGCATCAGACCCATACCTATTTTTTATCCTCAAAAAGAAGGCCTTTCAATGGGTCTTTCCCTACATCTTTTTTCTTAACATACAACTTCTTCTTCAGAATCTCCTGATCTTCCTCAGTTGCTTCACCAAGACCACCCCCTATGTTAACAATATTTGACTCCCTAGTATCTGTAGCAGCTAAACGTCTGAGTCTCTCCCTCTTCTCTAAATCTAACTTCGCCTGAGTTATCTCTGGGATTTCAGGCAGAGGTTCTTTAACACCTAGATAATCAGCCTCTCTTGGTGGCTCAACAATATAAGGTGCTGGCATTGCTGGCATTGATCCTTTGCTGCCCATTTCTATCTCCTATGTTTCAAAAACATCATATTCAACAACAGCTTTGTACTGTAGTTCTCTAATGTCAAGAAAACCCGCCTCAAAGCCAAGGGTACATGTGGACAGTGCATCAAAACCGTGAGAAGCCCAATTATGCAACGGACGATTTTTATAGCAACCGTTCTTATCATCCCACTCTTTGCGGTAGTTCTTTAAACAACTAAGCCCCCTAGAGCATTTGTTTTCATCAAAGTAAAACTGAGAGAACACGTTTCTAACGCTCTCTATCTTGTCCATCACATCACTTGGCCTTGGGACAGTCTCAAACACCAGCCCCTGCTCTCTAGCAAACTCTTTTCTTGTCTTACCAATAGTAAAGTCTCTAACTTCAATATCATGTGGGGCCAGATGTTTACCGTAAAGATAGTCTCTATGTTTTAAGATGTTAACATAATGCGTAAGACCCTCGTCAGAGTTTTCATAGTAATCTATAAATCTTATACAGTCTAGGTGTATTTGAAAGAACCATATACAGGTTGTGTCATTAATACCTAAATCCCAAGCAGTATGTACTGGGATACTTCTAATATACGGTATAAGGCTAACCCTATTATCCTTGTATGCGCTCTGCAGATGTCTAGCTAGATAAGCACCCTCAATACTCTGTTCAAATGCTTCTCTTGCTGTAGTAGGGTACTCCCTTTTAACGTCATCCCCTAACTCAGAACTCTTTTTAGAGTACCATGACTTCTGGGCCTTGGTAAATGTAATTCCTAGAGCTTCAGACTGCTTATTAAAGTAGTCCTCCATATCCGATGGGACAAGGGCTGTAGTCTCTAGTTTATAGTCCTTCTCCTTATACCACGGAAAGAAAAAGAACTTATAATCCATAGTTGTAAGCTCTTTTCTGGAGAGACAGTCTAGCTCAGCATCCCTGCACTTGTTGAAGAAGTCACCCTCATTCCCCATTGCTGTAGACTCCATAGCAAGCAAGGCATCTCTTGGCAAAGTTTCTATACTGCCAGTTCGTATCTCCCTAGCCTTTTCAGGTTCCTTGGCACATATCTTACCGTACTCTGTAATAAGCAACTGGCTAAGCGTACCAGACCTCATAGAGGTAGATACACGAAAGGCCGATCCATTACTGAAGATCAGCCTTTTACCTTGGTCGCTTTCAAGCGTGATTGAGTCTGTTATGAGTTTTCTTAAAGCAGGGATATCTCTAGCCACGTTCTCCCAGACATCCTTAACCTTGGTTCTGAATATCTCCTCAGCATTTTCTCTAGTATCAGCTATGATACCAGCTTCTCTGTTAGGATTGAATAAACAGTCGTCCAGAAATAAGATAGAGAAGAAGGTAGTTACCCCTAACTGCCTAGCTTTCAGGACGATAGACCTGTTCCACATGTTCTCGAACAACTCAGTCTGCGCCCAGTTCATCTTGAACGGGATTAGATGGCTACCCTCTTTAGGACGTATATGGTAGAGGTTATTCAGCCTCCACTGCCTGTCCTTAATTAGTTTTACCAGCCTCTTCTGTTGTGACCCTAACTTTTGTGACATTCTCTAACTTAGAATTATAGTCAAAACTATTCTTTCTATCGCTTATCTGCAGCATAGCCTCTGCAATAGGATTAACCATGCTTGCAGCAGACATTGTATTGCTCTCAATCTGAACCTGCTTAACTTCTGGGTATACAAGGCGCATGATCTTCAGCACCAAGTCAGACTTTACCTTGCAAGTCGTATCTTCAGCCCTGTAAAGAGCAACTGCTTCTCTAAGGGGGTCAAAGTCTAGCTTGTTAAGTACATCTGACACTAATCTATTGCGATTAATTGCATTCTTGGGCCTACCCGGCCCTGCCATACCCCCTTTGGCAAACAGCAGCCCCTCTTTGGTCATTATTTCAGCCATATACAGTTACTCCGAATGTAAACCTGTCTAGCAGACAGTGAGAGGTATCCTGCGTAGAAGAAAGGGTAGCCACACGGGACGCTGCAAGCTAGACAGGTTCTGTTTCTAGTTCCAAATCTTGTAAGCAGACCTACCAGCAGCGTACAATCCAGCACCAATAGCAGTAAGCGGCTCTATAGGCAACCCAAATATTGGAGCAGCTATACTGAACAGCATCATCCAGAATTCGCTAGTCTTCCACCCATCTTTCTTGACCATCTCTGTGTTCTCCTTTTTGATTGGCATTGTTTCCCCTTTAGTTGCAGACATAAATTCCAAACAAAATACCAATAACCATTCCAAAAACAGCAATTGCTAAATTATTGCTTAACATGCTCATTGCATAATCTCCTTTTATGCTTATCTTGGTTCTATCTTATACGGGCAAGTCCTCTCCGTCAACCCCTGAAACGTCTTTATAGAGGTTGTAGTCTGGAGAGTTCTCCTTATCCCTATAAGTATTTGTAAACATAACAATCTTAGTCCCATCTTCAAGTTTTCCTGAAAAGTATTTATTCCCGTTCTTGTCTTTGTTCTCCCACATACCACACATTCTAGATAAATCACCCATTATTTACACTCCGTCTTGGTTTCAACATCTTTTTCTTTACCCTGCCCTTCTTCTTTTTAGGATATGGGAGGTGTATCTTCTTTCCATCTACATACTTGATTGGCATTATTTCCCCTTTAAGTTAAGTTTTATCATTGCCTCTCTAGAACAAGCCCTACTCGCATCAGTCGGAGGCTTTCTATAGGGGTTTCTTCCAAGTCTAAACTCATACAAAGCACACTCTTTGCTCGGACAACGCTCAATCAGCCCATAGGGTGCGCCACCCCCCATGCACTCAATACACATCTCTCTAATAGCCTTTACAGGGTTCCTCTGCTTCCTAGGAATCCATCTGTCACTGTCCATTTATCCTCCGTGATACCATACCTTCCTCAAACCTTTTAAAAGCAGCCTCTGATTGTTTCATTGCGTGGCCCTTGCCATACCCAAGGTCATCAACGTATCTACCAGAGAGTAGTTCTTCAGCCGAAGCGTAGCCAGTAAGGGTATATTTTGGGAACTCACCAATCATCAGCACATAAAACTGACAATCTTCTTTCTTTTTGTTCAAAACAGCCAGTAATCTTCCGTTTTTATACTTTGTTGTCTTAACATCGTATGTATTCCCCTTCTGTGTCACCCCATCTTCCTTGCCGGGGTAATCCCCAAGATCAGGATAGACATTAAAAACCTTGGCGAAAACTATCTCTGCACCAATCCCATTAAGATCAGTGTCCACTGGAGACTGTGGCCCCATCTGCCTGTCTACAACCCCTCTTGCCCTATTATTATCGTGTCTTCGCCTCGCCAGATGCCTCGCAATGATTTGTTCAGTCTCACTTAATTCAATAATCACCTAGACTACCTCCAGTTTAGGTTTAGAGGCAGGGGGCTAACAGCCCCCACCAGACCACTCCCCGCATATAAGTGGAATTTCCCCAAACCCCCCATATGCTCAATGGTATTGGTTGCCTCAAAAGGGCTGGTTGTGGTTCAGCACGAAAGAGTGTCCACAACAACTCAACTAATACTGCGGCCCGATCAGCCCTATCTCTCATTCTTCAGGGGAGACCTTCTCCGCACAGGTCTCAGATATAGTGACGTAGTTCCTAGAGTCTACATAGTTATCCTCTACATCAGGACACCATACACTCCTCACTAGCTTAAGCAATACCATCTTGGTAGAACTTAAATGCCCGTAGTTCACATCCTTGCCCTGCCCAACATGCGCGTACTCATCCAATATCTCACACATCCGACCATACGCCTCAAAAAACAACCTAGGTGGGCCGTACACCTCTTCCCTGTCCACTAACACCTCTCCATCATTTTTATCAGACATTATACACCCTTTCATTATGTTAATAATTATGTTAACCAATCATACTCTCGGTCATTAAGGGAAGGGAGCCTTAGTGTACTGACCGTACACTTTGGTTTCACTCCCTATCCTGAATAACAATTCGATTGTATCATGTTTTTGCTTGGAAGTCAACCAAAAAGTGGTGGTTTTTTGT